AAACTAAAACAAATATTCGAAGCCAATGTTGCTGCCAAGATCAAAGATCCCAAGATGATCAAGATGATCGGTATCGCTATGCGACACGATCACACTATTCCAAAACATCTAATAGGCAAGCTAGGACCTAAGCCTACAGACGAACAGATCGTAAAGCTATGGAGCGATCTATTAGACCAGAGCCTAAGAGCCACAGACTACGGCGATGTTTCTGCCGACGGCAAGTTTGATGAATGGTTAACTCGTTTATATGTAAACGGACAACTAGATTATGAAGACGTCAACGGTGAAGGTGGAGATGCACTAGGTGCATGGAAAGCTCTAAGTATACGCGGTAGACTAAAAGAAAAAGATCAAGATTTTAACAGATTCAAAAGCCTAAGACAGATACAGAACATCGTTCGTGATCGCGATTATCAAAACGAACTACGTAGAATCAAAGACGCAGAAGTCATTGAAAAACACAAGCGCGAAAAGAAAGAAATCACACTGATCGACGATGATCGTTTCCTAGTAACTGTTCCTATGAACTATGGTTCATGTTATACATTCAACAACGAACACGGATACCAAGCAAGTTTCTGTACAGGATCTAGCTCGGGACTTCAATGGTTTAATCGTTACGCCGATGACGGCCCTATCGTTAGTATCTTTGACAAACAAAACGCAGACGATGTCAACGGTAAGTGGCAGATGCATGCCCCAACTAACCAGTTGAACAACGGTAACCAGACTGTGCGCAGTGATGAAAGATTCTCTGAACTATTTCCTGGGTTGATGAAACGCATCGTTGCAGCTATTGAACAGAAAGGCGAAGAAATCAAATCTAACAGCACAGGTATAGTATCAGGTGGGTATGATATTGCACAGAGTGTTGCTGATATTAAACGCAGATTCCCATTATCATACGCCAGCGAAGCTCCTAAAGCCGACAAAGAAGAAGGCGACTCTAACGATGGTGAAGGTACCTGGTTAGTCACACATACTCAAACAGGACGTACAGCACGTATCCCTGCAGAAAGCAGAGATGATGCACAACAAAAACTTCTAGCAAGACATCCAAATATTAACTTAGACGACTTCACGTTTGAACTACAACGAGAAGAGTAAGAACACCCTACCTTAGGACGTTATGCGTTACAGGGTGGCCCGGCTGCTGGGCTGGAACGGAGTAGGAGTCGTGCCCGAGGACCGTTCCTAAAGTGAGCATCATTCTCTTGTGCAGAGCCATAAATACTAGGCTTTTAAGGAGATATGAATGAAGAAGCGTAACTACACACAAGACACAGTCCGTAAACTACAAGGCTCTGTGCAAATAGAGCATACACTAGCTAAACGTGGTGCCACAAAACTACGTGAGCTATTAGCGACAGAACCCTATGTCGCAACGCTAGGAGCATACAGCGGCCAACAGGCTGTTCAACATGCCAAAGCAGGACTAAAAGCGATTTATCTATCAGGTTGGCAAGTGGCTGCTGCTGCTAATACAGCTAATCAAGTATACCCAGACCAAAGTCTATACCCAGTAAATTCAGTACCAACGATTGTTAAACAGATTAACAATGCATTCCGTCGTGCTGATCAGATTGAATATTCAGAAGGTAAAGTAGAAACAGATTACTTTCTACCAATCGTAGCAGATGCTGAAGCGGGATTCGGCGGAGCACTAAACGCATACGAACTAATGTCAGCGATGATCGAAGCAGGCGCAGCCGCAGTACATTTTGAAGATCAACTATCTAGCGAAAAGAAATGTGGGCACTTAGGCGGCAAGGTTCTAATCCCAACTAGCCAAGCTATTCGTAACTTACAGGCTGCAAGGTTAGCCGCAGATGTGGCAGGAGTTGACACAGTTATTCTAGCACGTACAGATGCAGAATCGGCAACACTTATCACTAGCAATCACGATCCATTGGACAAGGATTTTATTATCGATGAACGCACTGAAGAAGGTTTTTACAAGTTTAAAAATGGGCTTGATGCATGTATTAGGAGAGGTCTTGCTTATGCCCCTTACGCTGATCTCTTATGGTTCGAAACTAGTACACCTGATATTGCACAGGCTAAGAAATTCGCCGATGCTATACATGCTGAGTTTCCAGACCAAATGTTGGCTTATAACTGCTCTCCTAGTTTTAACTGGCGTAAGTTTTTATCTGTAGATGAATGCGAAACTTTCCAACGTGAACTAGGCGAACTAGGATACAAGTTCCAGTTCATCACACTTGCAGGATTCCATAGTGTTAACCTAGCAACATTTGAACTTGCAGAAGCCTACAAGCAACGTGGTATGGCTGGTTATTCAGAAATGCAGGAACGTGAGTTTGCCGCACAGGAACGCGGCTTTACTACTGTCAAACATCAACGCGAAGTTGGCGTAAGCTACTTTGATTTGATCAGCGAAGCAGTAGGAGCTACAAGCACAGTAGCTAATAAATCTTCAACAGAGGCAGATCAGTTTCACTAATGATAGTTTATATCCACGGAGCGAGTGCGACAGCTGAGAGCTTTACGCACATTAGGCAGTATGTTAGAGATACATTTGAAGAACCCGACATAATGCTCGAGTATAAGAGCCATGATGGGTTCTTCAACAATCTCGAAAAGATGAAAGGCCAGCTTGATGATGCCGACAGACTGTTCTTTATCAGTCATAGTCTAGGCGGTATCTATAGTTTATATTTGGCCCATCATTATAAAGAAACTACCAAAGGAGGTGTCAGTTTAAGCACTCCTTATGCTGGCAGCGAACAAGCAGATTTTGCCAAATACTTCTTACCATTTAACAGGTTGATGAAGGATGTTGGTACTATGAGCGAACCGATGATGGAAGCTCGTCATTTGCCTGCGCCTCCTAACTGGACACAGGTAGTAACAACTGCTGGACAGAGCCCGTGGATAAGTGAACCCAACGACGGAGTGGTCACGTTAAATAGTATGCGATCACGCAAAGACTTTGAAATAGTCGAGATGGAGTTAAATCATTACGAAGTGGTTATCAGTGACAGAGTAGTTGATTTGATTATAAACAGGATAAAACGATCACTATGATAGAATTGATATACACTTTAATAATGACACACATAACCATTATGTGTGTTACTTTGTTTTTGCACAGAGCACAAGCACATAGAGCAGTAACTTTTCATCCAGCCGTTGAGCATTTTATGCGATTCTGGTTATGGCTAACAACCGGTATGGTAACAAAACAATGGGTAGCTATACATCGTAAGCATCACAGATTCAGCGATGAAGATGGTGATCCACACAGCCCCCACGTATATGGAATATGGCGTGTGTTTAGTCAAGGAGCATTATTGTATCATGAAGCATCGAAAGATAAAGATATGGTCGATACATACGGTGTTGGTACTCCTGCTGATTGGTTGGAGCTTCACTTATACCAGCCTCACAGTAGACTTGGCATTGGCATTCTCCTTGTGCTCAACACCTTGATCTTTGGATGGTGGGGATTGTTGGTATGGGGTATACAAATGATATGGATTCCATTTTGGGCCGCAGGAGTAATAAACGGCCTAGCACATTGGTGGGGGTATAGAAATGGAACGACACGTGATTATAGTCGTAATATTGTGCCTTGGGGCATTGTTATTGGTGGAGAAGAGTTGCACAACAACCACCACTTGGAACCAGCGAGTGCCCGCCTCTCTCAGAAGTGGTGGGAGTTTGATATAGGTTGGCTCTATATAAAGATATTAGAGTCAGTAGGACTAGCAAGATTAAGAACTACCACATAATAAAAAAGGACATCCGGAGATGTCCTTTTTCTTTCTACCAATATAATATGCCGCTATGCGGGTAATATTATTTCTTCACGCCACTGTTAACGAAGGCGTACATTTTTTCTGCGGTTTCTAACACCTTATCTAGTCCTGGAAACTCAGGCATATCAACCTTAGATACGATCTGACCTGTCTTCTCGTCTCGCTTAGTTGACATTTCCCAACCCTGGAACTTAACATGATATTCGCTCTGGACCAAGTCTTTGGCCATTGCTAGAATATCTGTGCGGATTTCATATCCGTTCTTATTAAACTTTACTTCTGGTAGTTTCATTTCTAAACCGTTATTTGACATAATAATCTCCTTTGTGTGTATGTCTGTTCAACCTTAGGCGGTTGCGTCCTTTCTTGAAAACAACACTGTTGAAGCTTTTTCAACCGCAAAGCGAGTGACTTCGATAGTGTTACTTACTAGAACTTTTGCGAACGCTGTCTGAGCGTCGATATAAGAATGAGCTGCTTTGTTCAATGCTTTATCAGCGATAACAGCATTGGCTACGGCCTTCTTGGCATTCTGGATTGATTCGATGTAAAAATCTGGTGTAAACATATTTTTCTCCTGTGTGTTTGTCTGTTCACTATCAACTACTTCTTTTTCGTTGATGTGTTATTATATATCTCTTATCGCAAAAAAACAACTAAAAACAGATACAATGGCAAGATTTGTTAACCTGCGATAACCAGATAACAAATCATACCTAGGATGGCCCATAAGCAGATCTTCTCATGCATGGGCCAAGCCTCCTCAGTATCCGCCGTATCGTTTGCTGTACTGTGATTTTTTGTATTCATAAAGCGACTCCGAACAAGCGATTAAAAACTCATAGATGCTTTTAAAAACTTTAATCATAGTCCGCGCCCCCATTGGTGAGCATCATACTCACGCTGCCAATATTCTACTTCTGCAGCGTTGGTTGGACGTTTGCTGTTGATATACTGCTCTAAGCGAGTTTGGTAATGTTGCTTAGGAAACATTTCTGCTAGTCGCTCCAATAGCGATAGCATTTTTGCTGATAGTTTATTCATTATGTGAATCTCCGTATGTGTGTGTAGTAACTCATGGTTTCTACTAATGTATTTATACATAGTATTGTGCAACCGCACAAAAAGCAAGTGTTGACACAGCCAAATCTTTTGTTTAAACTAAAACGTATTTGAGTTAAATACAATAACGACTCGGAACAGCAATGAAAGTAAAAACTAGATCAATATTACAAGAGCTTAATGAGTTAGCAGAAGTTCGAAACAAGGATGCCCTGTATGAAAGCAGAGCAACCAATATCATCAACTCTGCTATCAATCTGCTAGAAAGCATTCATAAGGCCTACGACCCAGAAATGGCAGATGAGCTAGAACGTCGCTTTATCAATGCTATCAAAGGTGCAGATCCTGCTAAGTTCACCCGCGGAATACGCAAGATATCAGAATCTCGCAAAGCAAAAAGAAAACTAGAAGAATCAAACAATGAGTGACTTACTATTTGAAGGCGGCAATATCTTCAAAGATGATGCCGGTACAGTTCTAACAGTACGCATTAATAAAGCGGACGTTCTGCCCACAGTACAGTGGCTAGAAAAAGTTACAGGACTTGAACTTACTGATAACATGCTAGGAACGACTGGCAAAAAAGAAACCAGTGGAGATCTAGATCTAGCTGTAGATGCTAATGCTGTAAACAAAAATGAGTTCGCACAACGTCTTATGGACTACATTGCCAAGGACGGTGGTAATCCAAAAGAATGGGTTAAGAAAAGCGGTATATCTGTACACTTCAAAACTCCTATCAAAGGTAATCCAGATAACGGATTCGTACAAGCAGACTTTATGTTTGGTGAACCATCGTGGCTTCGCTGGAGCCTACAAGGCGGCAAAGAAGGCAGCGAGTTAAAAGGAAGCCATAGACACGTATTGTTAGCAAGCATAGCCAAAGCACGTGGTATGAAGTGGAGTCCTAACAATGGATTAATGAGTGGCGACGGCAAAGAACTTATTACCAAAGATCCAAACGAAATAGCTAAGAAGCTGCTAGGACAAACAGCTAGTCCTAAGAATCTACAAGATCCAGAAGCTGTAATCGATTATATCATCAAGCTACCTAACTACGAAGAGCTAGTCGCAGATGCTAGAGAAACACTAGGAAGAGAAGGATTGAAACTTCCAGAGGCAGGCAAGGTAGAAAGTTTTGTACCAGGAACTGGCGCATGGTTCCGTAGGATGATAGAGATTATTAAATGAGAGCTTTTGAGTTTTTAACAGAAGATCTAGCTCCCTCTGCTCCTAAGAAAGTCGGCCGAGAGTTCAACCATCTAGAAGATCTAGTATTCACAGAACCTCGTGGTGCTTTACGTGCTGTCAGCGTATTAAAGAATATTTCAGCTGATGCCAAAAACATCAGCATCAAGTGGGATGGAAATCCTACAGTATATTGGGGTAGAGACGAAGACGGTACCTTCCGTATGGTTGGCAAGAACAACTGGGGTCGTGAAGAAGGGCGCAGTTCTAGTCCAGAAGAACTTAAACAG